CTCATGATAGGGAACACCGCTTTTCTCTAAGTTATATTTAACTTTTTTGTAGGTTGTGATGTCTGCATAAGAGAACACAAGTTTCTCTGTATAACCCAATAAAGAGTCACCTATACCTTTTACTTTATCAAGTAAGGTCTCTATGGAAATATCATCTGTTAGAATCATTGGGTCGAATCTCCAAACAATACTTCCAACTCCTAATTCCTTAACTAATAACTTAAAAGTCTCAATGCGGTTGGAGAGAGGAGGAACTTTCTCTAAATGATTACCTTCATAATCATTCAGCGTATATTGAATGTAACATTTAATGTTGCGCTCCTTCAGTATATGCAAGTATGGCAATAAAGGGCGTGGATTCTTCGACCAGAACACAATAAAGCGTGTATTCTCGTAAGACACATACGACTTAACACCATTAAAGGGGTTTGTCCATGCGGAATATCCTTTCTCTAATCGGTCAAAGAACCAATCTGCATAGAAAGCTGGAATATCTGTACTTCTACTTGCAGATATGATAATTGGAACCTGTGCTTTCACAGTTTTTCCATCAATTACAATATCAGTATACTCCCAAGTTGCCATTTCTGAATTTTATGTTAGCATTCATCTCTATTTCGGATTGACACGTTTCTTCAAAGCGTATAACTCATATAAACTTTTTAGAAATGTTAGAGATAATAAAAGAATAATATTATTAGTCAAAGTTAGAATCAGTGCTATGTTTTTTCTATCAAAATAAGGAAATTAGAAGGGTGCATATAAATATGCCCATATAACTCCATTATATATCACCATATAATGATGATTTGTGTGCAGAACTTATAGCTCAATATACAAAGGTACATAATACTTTTCTTATAATGAAAGATTTAGAGGGGATTTTTTATATTACTTTAATCTTTACTAAATCTTCGCTCTCCTAATTATATTTGGTTTCACTGCTGTCCACTTAAAATCAGTAATTATTATTTGAATTAGTTGAAATATAGCTGTTGCAAAGTTTTTCTGAGTCAACGGATTTGAATTTGTACTTTTGCAGGATATCATCATATTCTGCATATGCACAAAGACAAGTACGTTTTCGCTCAGTTAGTCTCATTTCTTGACAGAAACCACTTCAATTATCTCGTACGTAAATACGGAGGTGATAAATATGTGAAGTTCTTTAGTTACTGGAATCAGTTGGATAGATTTGTGTCTGGACGTATTCGGTGGGCAAGGTTTCGCAAACATAAAGGTGGTATCAAAATACATACTCTCTACGACATTGAGACTCAAATACCAACACTCTTCCATATCACGAGTGCTAAAGTGAATGATGTCAATGCAATGGACGTAATCCCTTGTGAAATAGGCTCATACTATGTTTTTGATTGAGGTTATAACGACTTTAAACGACTCTATAGAATCAAGACGTTAGACTCTTTCTTTGTGATCAGGTCCAAGAAGAACCTCCAGTATAAGTGTGTTAAATGGAGCCGTAGACTTCCCAAAAAAATACTCTCGGGTGCTGAAATCGAATTGACAGGATATTATCCTCACCAATACTATCCTGAATCGCTCAGGCTTGTCCAGTACTGGGATGAAGAGTTGAACAGAGAGTTTACTTATCTGACTAACACTAAAAGTCCAATTAACCAAAAATACCATCCACCAAATACCTGAAGCACTATCCTTTGGCTTTAGTGTCCCCGATGTAATATCTACTATTGCAATAACTTTTAAATAGCAACAGATATTATTTTTTTAGTATCCACATGCACTTTTAGATTCTAAAAGATGCCTAATAGACTTTCAAAAGATGCCCTTTAAACCCCTTACTAACGCCCTTTTGAAGTCTAATTAGGCATTTTTTCTTGTACGCCTTCATAACCAACTGATTTTCCCTATGGTTACAAACCTGATTCAGTATGTGGTTTTTGTTGTTATTTACAGATGTCTTATTTGGCATTATATAATGACTCTTCAAAACCTTATCCGCAGATTTTCGAAGTAGTTAACCCCTATCAGTCATTAGATCACAATATGTATAGTTCGTATTACTATGATATTGTTGCCTAACATCTCTCATTTTCTTATCGCCCTCTTGCCAATCTTTGTTAACTTGATTACTCTTCAACCACCGCACTGTAGAGAACTATCTTTACGAAAGATTATATGACAATTAACTCAAATATCCGTTTGTAGTTAAAGAATAACAAACCAATAAATAAATATGATTTACGGATATATCAGAGTTAGCAGCGATAAGCAAACAGTAGAGAATCAACGCTTCGAGATTAGTAACTTTTGTAAACATCAAAATCTTTCAATTGACGATTGGATAGAGGAAACTATCAGTGGCACAAAAAACTATAGCAAGCGAGAACTTGGCAGATTACTTAAAAAGGTAAGAAAGGACGATATTATCATTTGCAGTGAATTGTCCCGCCTTGGTCGTAACCTATTTATGATTATGGAGATACTGAATATCTGCATGGCAAAAGAGTGTCGCGTTTGGACAATCAAGGACAACTACCGCCTGGGCGATGATATACAGAGCAAAGTCCTTGCCTTTGCTTTTGGGTTATCTGCTGAGATAGAGCGTAACCTTATCAGCCAGCGAACCAAAGAAGCTTTGGCAAGGAAGAAGGCAGAAGGTGCAAAACTTGGACATCCTCAGGGTTTCCGTTGTAGGCTTAATCCCCAATGTGCGATGAAGCACGAATGGATAATAAAGGAACTCACTAAGGGTACAGAAAAAACAGTTATAGCCAAGAAACTGAAGGTATCTAAGACAACTTTCTATCGTTATCTCGTATATACAGGGCTTCATACACCTATCAATTGTCAGCAAGAAGGATGGAAAGAATATGGGATATACCATTAAATAAATGTTTGAAAAAAGATTTTATATGAAAACACTATATAAATCAATCATAGAGACCGCAGAGCAGGCGGGAATAAAAGTACTTTCAGATGCACGTTGTTGTCAACTATTAGCATGGGTACTAGAAATAGGTGGTTATACAGAGGAAAGTACTCATAATGTTAAACTTAATCAAGATATTCATATAGCACAAAAACGACTTAATATATTAGGTGGAGAGTTACCTAATATGGAATTGATGACCTTATTTAATGAATATCATTCAGAGCTTCTGAATTATCTTAACAAAAAAACCGAAAAACCTCAATGGTTAATATACATTGAAAATTACTATAAATTAATTCCTTATAAAAATAATTAACAACCGATTTGAGAGGAGATTGAGTGCGCATAAATCTTTATCAAATCTCTAATTTCAAATCAAAATGAACGAGTATCACGATTTTTTAAAATCAAAGCAGAAGTCAAAAGAGCATAAAGGCTTTGCCGCTTTGCCGATGAATGACAAGCTGTTTCCTTTTCAGCAGTTCATTGTAGAGCGTAACCTCAGCAAGGGCAAACATGCTGTATTTGCAGATTGTGGATTAGGTAAGACAGTAATGGAGCTTGAGACAGCAAGCCAAATTGTAAGGCACACCAATAAGCCCGTGTTAATCATTGCCCCTTTGGTAGTGGTCGCACAGACCAAAAGAGAAGCCGAGAAGTTTGGGTTTGACCTTGATAAGGTAACCATTACCAACTTTGAGAACTTACACAATGTCAATCCGCAGGAGTATGCAGGGCTGATAGTAGATGAAAGTTCGATAATGAAGAATTTTGAAGGGCAAATCAAAAAGCAACTATTTGAGTATTTCCATAATACACCTTACAAGTTTGCTTTTACAGCGACACCATCGCCAAACGACCCTATGGAGCTTGCTAATCACTCTGAGTTTTTAGGTTATCAAAGCAGGTTAGGAATGCTTGCTACCTACTTTATCAACGACCAAGACCACACGAGCAAATGGCGATTAAAGGGGCATGCAGTTGAGAAGTTCTATCAATTCGTATCAGACTGGGCAATAATGCTTACCAATCCCGCGGATATAGGTTACCCAATGCAGGGGTATGACTTATCAGAGGTGATATACAAGGAACACCAGCTTATCACTGAAAACGACTTTAGCAATGGTATGTTATTCCCAAGTTTAGCTGTATCAGCTACTGAATTTAACAAGGAACTAAGGAGAACAAAAGAGCAGCGAATAGCCAAAGCTATAGATATAGCTAATGCGAATGAGGAGCCACACATTGTATGGGTGAAACATAATGACGAGGGGAAAGAAGTTACTGCGGGTATTCGTGGGGCAGTAGAAGTGTCAGGGAGTGATAAGCCTGAAGAAAAAGCGCAAAAGCTGTTAGACTTTGTAGATGGGAAGTTTAGGGTATTGGTTACCAAACCTAAGATAGCCCAGTACGGATTGAACTTTCAACACTGCTTAAATCAAACCTTTATGAGCCCTGACTTTTCTTTTGAGGGTTTTTACCAAGCTGTGAGACGATCCCACCGATTCGGAAAGAAAGGAGATGTAACAGTTAATATTGTAACCACTGATACTATGCAGAATGTCATTAGTATCATCAAAGAGAAAGAGAAACAATTCAAACAAATGCAACAATTAATGATTAATAACCAAACACTATGGAACAACCAAAATTCACAGCTATACACGGCGATTGCGTAGAGGAGGTAGCTAAACTCCCTGATAACAGCATAGACTTTTCAATATTTAGCCCTCCCTTTGCTGAGTTGTATGTCTATTCAGATGATATACGAGACATGGGCAATTGCCAAGATTATGAAGAGTTCTTTGTACATTTTCAATTCCTTGTGAAAGAGTTAGCGAGAGTAATTAAAAGCGGGCGATTGGTAGCGGTACATTGTATGGACTTACCTGCTATGAAAGGGAAAGACGGATATATAGGGCTCAAAGACTTTTCAGGCATGCTCATTCAGGCTTTTGAGAAGGAAGGGTTTATTTACCACGATAGAGTAACAATATGGAAGAGCCCAGTAGTGGAAATGACACGAACCAAATCAATAGGGCTACTACATAAGACCATAAAAAAAGATAGCAGCTTGTCTCGCACAGGTATTCCCGATTACATCTTAGTCTTTCGCAATGCAGGTGATAACCTTGTACCAATTACCCACCAAGATAAAGACGAGAACAAAGAGAATTACCTCCCCGTGAATTTATGGCAAAAGTATGCTGAGCCAGTGTGGTATGACATCAACTACTCCGATACCTTGCAATATACCTCTGCTCGTGAGGAAAAAGATGAGAAACACATTTGTCCTTTACAATTGGACACGATCAGGCGTTGCTTGCACCTGTGGAGTAATGAAGGAGATACAGTACTCAGCCCTTTTGGAGGGATAGGAAGTGAAGGGTATGAAAGTCTAAGGCTTAATCGTAACTACATAGGGATAGAGCTTAAGGAGTCCTATTACAACCAAATGCAGCGCAATCTCAAGCGTATGATTGCCGATAAAATGCAACCTAAATTATTTTAAATACTCATTCATTTTTACTTGTCTTATGCCCTCGCTTGTACTTGTCGTGTATGCTCAAGGAGAGGGCTTAGGACAAGTGATTAAAAAACTAAAAAACATGACAAAAGATTTAACATTCAAAGAGAGTTGGTTCGAAGCAATGCGACACCTTCCTCTACCAGAACAAAAAAAAGTAACCATGGCTATATTGCATTATGCATTTGCTGATGAGGATTGGGAGAAGGTACTCCGCCCTCAATCACGAGCGGTATTCCTGCTAATCAAAGCAGACTACCACATGCAAGAGAAATTAGCATAAGAAGTAATTATCACGTTCATTTAAATAACAAATCATGGAAAGAAAAGTATTACAATTTGAATCAAGTTGGTATTATGCTATCAAGGATTTATCAAAAGAAATTCAATTAGAAGTATATATGGCAATTTTTGATTATGCCTTTAATGGAATGGATAATAGAGATACCCTTAAACCAACGGCAAAAGCAATATTTATTCTAATAAAAAACGAGATTGATAATAATCAATAAGACAAGCAACTATGAAAGATACTTTTATCCTTAAAACTAAATACGGAAGTATAATCAACAGATTGTCCGACAAGCAGGCAGGCGTTTTATTCAAAATGTTATTTAACTATGTGGAGAACGGGGCAAATGCAGGCTCAACAGATGAGAGAGTTGATATGGCTTTCGAATTTATTAAAATGGATTTGGATACTTTTTCAGAGAGTTACCAAAAGAAAGTTGAAGCTAATAAGGAAAATGGAAAAAGAGGGGGTAATCCTAATTTTGTAAAGGGTAAATCTAATCCTTACTACAAAGAAAAAGATAACCCAAACATTACCGAAGATAACCGAACATTACCGAAGATAACCGAAGATAACCCTAATGATAATGATAATGATAATGATAATGATATTTCTTTTTTAGAAAAAAAGAAACAAAAAAGCGACGCTGCGGTTTCTGATTTGGAAAATGAAAATTCAGAATCTCCCT